ATTTGGTTCGATACTGCCAACACACTATTTGGCATTTTCCAATGGAATAGCGCGGCTTCGACTACACCCGGCGGACAAAGTTTTGGCGTTAAAACTCCAACAGTTATCACCGATGTTAGCAAATTAGCAGGCGGTGTATCAAGCGGTGCACCTTTCAGCGCAGTTGGATCAATTGGTGACTATGCTGTTGTTGCAACAGAGTCAGTAGCCAGAGTATATTACAAAAAACCAGCAACCAACACAGCCGCGGGTACATGGGTGCAAGTTGGTAGTCCAGAATGGACTGCAAGCTGGCCAACAGTAGTTGGAACTGGTACAGTTGCACTACTTGAAGAGTTTGTGGTAAACAATCAAACGTTCACAGGCAACAATATTGACACGATTGACGAATTAGCCACGGCAATAAATGCCAACTCAACTTTGAATACTGCCGGAGTTAAGGCTAGTAAAAATCTTGTTACTGGCGCTTTAGAAATTTACTCAACTGGAGTGGCTATTACACTATCCGGCGACAACGTTGCAAATCTTGGTCTACAGTCAAAGACATATTATGCTCCGACAGTTAATATCAAACCACACTTCCAAGTACCGTTGTTTAAGAAAGTAGACTTCGATCAATCGGTGGTTGCTAACGGTTATCCTACAGGCAGTATCTGGATTAAAACAACAACACCTAACGTAGGTGCTGATTGGATTGTTAAGAAATACAGTGCAGCCGCCCAAGCATGGCAGTTAATTAAAGCTCCTATGTATATAAACTCAGCAGCCGCACTTGCCGCACTAGATACAACAGGCGGCGGCGTTAATTTATCAGCAGGCGCATTGTATGTCAAAGCAAATGATGAAGGTGAATACGGTGCTGTTAATAATGCCCCATATGCAACATTTAAAATTTACAAACGTATTGCCGGCGCAACAACAAAAATTACATCAATCGCATTAACCACTGGTACTTCAGTATTTGGAACGGGCAGTAGCGTCTTTGAATTTGGTGTTGCTAGAACAAATAAAGGCCTTAGCTCTTTTAGCCCTAATGTAGGTTGTACTTTAACTGCAAGCGCCACTGGTGATATTGCAAATGCACAGAGATTTGTAACAGCATTTGCACAAGCAGGGTTTGACAATGTAACAGTTGAATTAGACACATTAAACAGACTTAATATTATACACAAAGAAGCTGGTGATATTAAATTTACCGATACAGACGGATTACTTGAAGATTTATTTCCAGTAATTACCACAGCTAACTTATTCTTTGATCCAGAATACGCTAGCGGTCCAGCTAAACTAATTGCTTCTTTATGGTCAGGTGATTTAAACGGAACAGACCTTGGCGCGGTATCAAGCGATAATGCACCCTCTAGCATTCCAGCTGATAGCCGTTTATGGTACAATTCATTAGTTGATGAAGTTGATATTATGATACACGATGGCACAACATGGGTTGGCTATCAAAATTATACACATACCGCAGGATCACCATGGATCGGCGGTCCAATCGTAAGTGCATCTAAACCAACTAAGAATCCAGATGGTGGCTCATTACTTCCTGGTGATTTGTGGGTTGATACAAGTGATTTGGAAAACTATCCAAGGTTATACAAGAGAACAGGTACCGGTATCGGTGGTAAGTGGATTCTAGTTGATGCCGCTGATCAAACAACTGAAAATGGTATTTTGTTTGCAGACGCACGTTGGAACATTGACGGATCATCTGCATTACCATCAGCTATTGATGAGTTGTTAGTAGAAGATTTCTTAGATCCAGATGCTCCGGATCCTGCACTATATCCAAAAGGCATGTTGCTATGGAACTTGCGTAGAAGTGGTTTTAACGTTAAACGTTTTGTATTAGATGCTATCGATCTCAATGCTAAAAACCCACGCTTTGGCGCTGGCGAAGGCGAAGACATGGCGGGCTATTATCCACATCGTTGGGTTAGTGAAGCCGCTAATCAAGAAAACGGCGCTGGTACATTTGGTCGTAAAGCACAGCGTAAAGTTGTTGTACAAGCTCTGCAAGCCCTTGTTAACAGCAATCAAGTAATACGTGACGAAGAAAGTCGTGTGTTTAACTTGTTAGCTTGCCCAGGTTATCCTGAACTAATTAACGAACTTGTTAATTTAAATATCGATCGCGGATTGACAGGATTTGTACTAGGCGATGCACCAGCACGTTTAGCAAGTGATTCTACTACACTAACTAACTGGGGTAATAACCTAGCTGGTGCATTAGAAGATGGCGATAACGGTTTAGTTACTAGCGATGAATACTTAGGTGTATTTTATCCATGGGGCTTCTCAAGTGATAATTTAGGTAACAATATTGTTGTTCCGCCAAGCCACATGATGCTACGCACTTTTGCATTAAGCGATAATGTTTCTTATCCATGGTTTGCACCAGCTGGCACCCGCCGAGGTGGTGTTAGTAACGCAAGTGCTGTGGGATATGTTAATGCATTAACAGGCGAATTCCAGTCAGTAGCATTGAATACCGGACAGCGTGATACATTAGCGGCAGTTAAAGTTAATCCAATCACATTCATCACAGGTACAGGTCTTGTTAACTACGGTCAATATACTCGTGCTAAAGGTGCCAGCGCATTAGATCGTATCAACGTAGCACGTTTAGTAGTTTACTTACGTAGACAGTTTGCACAATTATCTAAACCATACGTATTTGAACCAAACGACAAAATCACCCGCGATGAACTCAAAGGTGCGGCAGAAAGTCTACTATTAGAACTAGTAGGACAACGTGCATTGTATGACTATATCGTAGTTTGCGATACATCAAACAATACACCTGCACGTATTGATCGTAATGAACTATATCTAGACGTAGCGATTGAACCAGTTAAGTCAGTGGAATTTATTTACATTCCATTACGCTTGAAGAACACTGGTGAGATCAAAGCCCTAGGCAACTAATTAACGGAGCAGACAAATGGCAATCGCAAGTTTATCTAGATTTACAGTACCGCTAGCATCGGATCAATCGGCTAGCGCACAGGGCATGTTGATGCCAAAGCTCAAGTTTCGCTTTAGAGTGATGTTTGAAAACTTTGGTACATCAACACCAACAACAGAGTTAACTAAACAGGTAAGTGAGGCTGCTCGTCCAAACGTTACNTTTGATGATCAGACTATTGCAGTTTACAACTCGACGATTCACTATGCTGGACGTCCAAAGTGGGCGGCTATCACAGTTAAACTACGTGATGACGTAACTGGATCTGTATCTAAGCTAGTTGGCGAACAGATGCAGAAGCAGTTTGACTTCTTTGAACAAAGTAGTGCGGCTTCAGGTGGAGACTATAAGTTTTTAATGCGTATTGAAATGTTAGACGGCGGCAACGGCGCACACGCACCAAACGTTCTTGAAACATGGGAATGTTATGGTTGCTATGTACAAGGTGCTAACTACAATGCATTAGGTTACGGTGGACAAGAATTGTTAACTATTGATTTAGCAATCCAACCAGATAACTGTATACAAACATCCGGCGGCGCAACAGCTCCATTGGGTAGAAATGTTGGCACAGCGGCTACAGCGGCTGGCGCACGTTAATAGAAAGGCTCACTTAGGTGAGCTTTTTTATAGCTAATCATTAACTACGTAGTTAATTTCTTCGATAAATATTAGTATGGCATTTACACCTAATCAATTTTTAAATAATAACAGCAATGTTTTGATGCGAGATCAGCAACATGCCGCACGGGTATTTGTTGATGATCAATTTAGACTAGCACCAAAGCATAAATTCTTATTTCATGTGGCATTTAATATTAACATTGGTGCATTGAGAAACATTGATCTAGTACAAAGACACAGAAATGAAATTAACATGTTAGTTAAGAGTTGTAGTTTACCTCAGTTTTCAATAACTGCAGAAACGCTTAATCAATATAACAGAAAGAAAAACGTACAAACAACGCACAAACATAATCCAGTTGAGATTAACTTCCACGATGACAACATGGGAATTATTAATCAGCTGTGGCAAAACTATTACAAATATTACTATGCTGATCCAATCTCAGCAGAAGATACTAATGCCTACAGAAGAAATGCTACGAAGAATTATAGTTTTGTTAACAATAGCTATGGTCTAGACAACGGCAGTTTGAATCCATTTTTTAATTATATTACAATTTATCAAATGGCTCGGCATGAGTATGTAAGTTATAAATTACACAACCCAATTATCACTAATTGGAATCATAACAAAGTTGACTACGGACAAACTGCTGTACACGATAATCAGATGCAACTAGCATACGAAGCAGTATCGTATAATACAGGTGAAATAACTCAAGGTGATCCGGAAGGATTTGGATTAGAACATTATGACTTATCCCCTAGCCCACTGCAAGTAGGAGATTCTGGTTCTATTACAACAGCACAACCAACATTTGGTAACAGTAATACAACTATTAACTCTACTAGTATTTTAGAGAACGTGTCTAAGACTGTTAATGGTTATCAAAATACGCCATTTAAATCAGGCACAGGACTCACAAGTATTATTACAAATCCTAACAAAACATCTGTATCTTCTATTACAGGCTTACAAGGTTTCACATTCCCGTCAGCCACTACTGATACTACAGTTGCACAACCGAGAAAATCAGGTACATAATATGAGCAATTTATCAACACAGTCTACACAAGATAGTTCTACAAACGTGAGGCAATTTTTTGATAAGTTCTTTGCTAACAAGATTAATTTTCCAGTAAATCAAATAGACGCTGTTGTAGGATTTTTTATATCAAACGGGTTTGATCAAGAAAGTGCAAACAATACAGCAATGGTTTTGTTAAATCAAGCTAAAACAGACAACGTAAATGTATTTCAATTAATAGATACACTTAAAACATTAAATGATGTACAACTTAGCCAAGTGGTAGCAGAGATTTTAAATGCATACAGAGAAAAAACTAGTATGTTAGGATATAGAATTGCTCCTCTAGTTGACACATACGAAGTTAGAAACATTCTAGTTTAATATGTCTAGCAAATTTGCACGTGGCAAGTTCACCATGACCCAACCAGCAAAATATGTAGGTACAAAAATGCCAACATATAGATCAAGCTGGGAATGGAGTTTCATGAAGTTTTGTGATACTAACCCAGCTGTACAAAAATGGGCTAGCGAAGCTGTACAAATACCTTATAGAGATCCGTTAACTGGCAAACAAACAGTATATGTTCCGGATTTCTTTGTACAGTATGTTGATAAAAATATGAAGATGCATGTTGAGTTAATTGAGATTAAACCTGCTAGCCAAAGCATATTAGAGCGTGTTGGCAAGAATAAGTACAACCAAGCACAATTTATTAAAAATCAAGCCAAATGGGCCAGTGCTAATATATGGTGTAAACAGCAAGGAATTAGATTCCGTATTGTTAATGAAAATGATTTATTCCACCAGGGCGGCATAGCATAAGTAAAGTATGACTAAAAAACTTGAAGAACTATTAAATCTTCCTGCTAGTAAAGAAGTTATCAAGCAAGAAGAAAAGAAAAAGCAAAAAGACATGGCTGCACAGAGCCAACCTTTGTTACGGGATATCAGCGAGTTTGATAAGATTGCATCAGCATTGCCCGCAGTAAAAGGACTAGGCGATGCTAGCGATGCAGAATTTGATGCACTGGCACAACGTGCTACAGATGCATATGACGATTTAATGGACTTGGGTATGAATGTAGAAGCTAGGTATTCTGGACGTATTTTCGAAGTCGCTGGCGGCATGCTTAAAAATGCCATCGATGCTAAAGCCGCAAAAATTGACAAAAAACTCAAGATGATTGAACTACAGCTTAAAAAACAAAAGTTAGATCAAGATGCTAACCAAGAAGATAACAGTGTTAATCTAGCAGGCGACGGTGTTATTATTTCAGATCGTAATAGTTTGCTTGAAAAACTCAAGCAAATGAAATAAATATAATATCGGGATTACAACATGAAATCATTCAAAGATTACCTAGTAGAAAGTAAACAAGTCTACGAATTTAAAGTTAAAATTGCAGGGGAATGCCCTAAAGATTGTGCTATGCTTATCAAACGCGGATTGTCTAAATTCCAAGTTGAAAATTGCACTAGCGGAAAAAGCACACCTATTCAAGAAACACAAACAGATTTTCCAAGCCTTAAAAATGTTGGTGTAACTGTTTTTGATGTTACAACAACATATCCAGCTACTAGCGCAGAAGTTTTAACATTAATCGCAGAACACGCAGGCGTTCCAGTAAGTTGTGTTAAAGTACGCAATGA